CACATCTTCGTAGTCGGCTGAACGCCTTGCAAAGCAACTGCCAGCGTGTAAGTCTGACCATCACCACAAATGGAAACCGTTTGAACATTGGCAGTGAATCCACTATCGCTGGCAATCTCAAAGATCACATCGCAATTCTGACCACCAGAAATAGTTGCGGTGATAGTGCATTGAACGCTGTAAAAAGCCAGCGCAGGCCGCGTAGAACTGACCTGATAAATGGTGTTGAGCGAGCGAGTTGCACTAGCCTGAGACGGAGTGACAGCACCTGCTGGCGTAGGCACGTTAAGAACGCCTGTGCTGCTGTTGTAAGTGGCTGCACCACTTCCAGTAGTCGTCAGAGAAATAGCGTTCCTAGCCCCCGCTTGATTCAGATAGTTCGAATCATTCGTGAAGCTGGAAACAGCAGTCGGGAACGTAAACAACGTACCATCACCGCGAACATATTGAAGCGATGTGCCAGACGGGCTATTGAACTTTGTCGCCAGTCCAGAAGTCAGCGCGCCTGTAGTGGCATAGTTACCAAGCGTAGTAGTTAGCGCGGAGCTAGTGACGTAGTTTGCATCATTGCTGAAATACGAAACGCCTGTCGGGAAGGTCGCCAAAGTGCCATCGCCCCGTACATACTGACCCGAATTGCCAGTCGGAGTATCAAACTTGCCTGCCAGTGTGGCTGGATTGACTCCGATAACCTGGCCGGTCATTCGGATTGTCGAATCGTAAGTCGCCAAGCGAGGAAGATTTGAACTTGCCTCATAAACATAAATACCATCAGCGCCACCAGTAGGGAGGGGCAGCAGACGGTTAATCATGCTCGTGCCGAATTGGTCATACTGCTGAGCGTTCAAATCCCAAGGCGCTGCATTAGCAACACCCGAGATAAACGCCAACACAAAGAGAGCTTTTTTCATTATTGGGAATCCGTTGTGCAGAGTTCAAGAACGAAATCTTGCAACGTCACAACTTCCGTGCCACCAGTCATCTGCGAGGTAATCGACATATACATACCATTTGCATTCATATCCGATACCGTCACTGCAGCCGGGTATGTTCCTGCACTTGCACCGTTGAAACTCACATCAGTGGATGCATTACCTTGCTTCTGAATGGTAGTTGCAGAGTTACGCTTAAACTCCATGATGAAGCCAAGCGATTGATTGGTCGTTGCAAGCGTGGTTACAGTAGCGAGAATTGGATCCGCCGTAGTTCCCAGAGGGCCGAATCGAACACGGATTGTAGAGCTGTCCGAGGCAGCATTTTTAGATAGCGAAACCCACAAACGCAGGCGGTCATAGTCACCGATGACGCCAGCAGGAATCAAAACGTGATTGGGGTTAAGATTTTGCTCAGTTGTATTAGCAACGGCTGCATTAGCAGTATCAACGGCATCCAAGCAAATAGAACCTGCCATTGGCTTCCAGCGAGTTCCGTTGTAGAAGAAGAAATTGCCGCCGCCAGTTGAAGGACTGCCGCCACCAACGTCAGAGAATCGAGCAATATTCCCAGTTACTGCAGCAGTTCCTGTAGGACGGTTAGCCCAAGTGTAAGTAGGAATAGCGGAAGATGTGACGCCACCAGGGCCGCTCAACCCGATGTAATTGCCATTCGCATCGAAAACATAGGTTGCTTGATTAGAAATCCACGGCATCAGCGGATTTGAACGAGAACCCGTCACATCGCCAACAGTGAATGCAATGTTTCCAGCTGTACATACAAAACGGATAAACATTACATATTCTGACGTATCCGAAGTCGTCACATTGACAGACCCCTTTGGCCAGCGGACCCAAACAGCGAGGCCATTTGTGATATCAGTCATCGGACTTTGGCTATATTCAACATAGCCAGTACCACCGCCTACAGCCTGAGGAGTCAAAGTGACAATATTACCAATGCCAACAGGATACGGTTGGGATGTTCGACCGGCGCTAACGTTGACTTGAATTGCCATGATTCTTCCTATTGTTGGGCTGCCGTTATTTTACATAATATCACTGTCGTTTTGTACAGTTCCTTCTTGCTCTTGAGCAGGAACTGCTTGACCGCTAGCTGATAGCTCTGCAGGCGTGGTCAATTGCGCGATCAGAAGTTTTGTTTCGGCATCAATACGCGCAGCCTCAAGCCTGGCGGTTGCATCAATCTGCGCTTTCTTCAGCGCTGTTTGTGCATCCAACTCGGACTGCTGCAGCTTTACTTGAGCATCAACTTGAGCTGCCTGGATCTTCTCTTGCGCGCCTGACTCAAGCTCTTTGATCTTTTGTTGCATCTGATCCATGGTTTGCTTGGCTTGCTCAAGCGCTTGCTGCTGTTGCTGCATTTTCTGCATCGTCTGCGGATCCATTGGCGGCTTGCCATCCTGCTTAGAAGCATCAGCTTGTTGAACTTGAGGCGGCAGCAGAGCTTTTAATCGGTCTGCAATAAGGTCCGCATCAGCGATATCAAGCGATTTCACCATCAGATCACCGGCTACTTGAGCAGCAGGCGGGAATGCTTGTACAAATTGCATCAATTTATCGGATGTTTCTTGACGCTTAGTCGCGTAGCTAGGCCCAGATTCACTAACAACAGCGTATTTGCCAACGGTAATATCGTTGTTCTTGATAGCCTGCAGCGGATTGTCAGGGTTTGGCATTGCCTGATTGATCATGACCATCTTGCGCGTATCATCAGGATTGATGACTTGCACCATTTGTTCGGCATCGTAATAAACAGGGAATGCAACGCCAAGAATTCGGCCAGTCAGCGCAATTCCTCGCGCCAGATTGTCAACAAAGTTGAAAGTTGCGTTGTCGCCCTGGCGTTCACGAGCAACAATGGCCTTTCCGGACTGTTCATTGCCCTTTTGCCCAAGTGATTGCTCATACATGCCGATGGTTGACTTGATCATGCCAATCATCATCTGACACCAGTTGTTCCAACCAGCATCAGGCATCGAAGGAGCGGTGCGCTGCGGAGGGGGAGCAAGTTGGTCTCCGACAGTCGTCGGCTTGTAAATGAGGGCCGAGAAGTTACGGTTATTGGCATCGCGCCACATATCCTCGTAACCTTCGTTTTGCCCTTCAGCCATGACCCAAGGTGCACGAGGAGTCAGCGACAAATGGATGGCTTGCTGAGTCATGCCAAAGTTCAGCATGGACTGAGCATCACGAGCGTGACGAGTCAGACCCTGATAGCAGCGCTTCCCGTTGATGATCATGTCATCGCCAGGAACAATCACCACCGGGATATACGGACCGGGCCATTCGTAACGGTCAAGCACCTCGTAACCGTTGATCGTGAACCATTCGACCTTGTAAGTATCGACATCACGTTCACGCTTGATCGCCACGCCTTCCGGCCAATCAGCCTCATCCGGCATTTCGTCCTTGAAACCTACCGTGCCATCAGTCATTTCAACCAATGAGCGCTTTACGCATACGCGACGGTAATAGTCAGCAACGATGATAGATTCAGTTGTATCAGCCCAGCATGATTCAAGCGATTCAAAGTTTACCGCTTGAGCATTCGGCCACTTACGCTTGAATTCCTCAATTGTGTATCGGCATGTCACAAAGACAAAGTTACGATCAGATCCGTCAGGTTGCTCATAATCAAGATCTGCATAGACGTTGAGCATGTCATCAATTGGCTTAATGACAAGCTTTTGATTGAAGCTATCATCAGATGCGTATTCAGAGCAAACTCGCCATGCACCACGCCCACCAACCACGGCTGACTTGAATGCATTATCGTAAATAGCTTCAGCGCCGGACTCATTCTCGATGTTCCGGGCCATGCCTTGCATGATTTCAGCTACTTCTTTGGAGGCTTCGCCGCTGGCCGGGAAATACCGGATACCTGGGCGATTTTGGAGTTGGTCATTGACGACCTGAGAGACAAACTGCTTAAGTTGGTTGAACTCTAAACACAGTTCTTTCCATGCTGAGCGCGTAGCCCTGACCTCTTCAGGCCATTGACTACCTGGCGAGTAGACAAATAGCGTATCCGCGCGATAATTCTCGCGGTTCTCTCTATCATCCGCCTGAATCCGCTCAAATCGCTCTGTTGCTTCATCGAGGATTTCGCGGTCTTCGTCGGTAATTTCGCGGGGACCATTTGACATAATGTCGGATTCTAGCACTCTTTATATAGAAATCAATCAGTAACGGCCTGGGTAACTGTTGGATGAAGGCATATAGTCTGCGACGTTGAATTTCTTCTTTTCGCGTCGGTCCTCAACTAGTGCAGGGAATAACTCAGTCAGCGCCCAAATCAATGCATCAGCTCGGTTTGGGGATCTATCGCCAACATATCCAACGGTTGAGAATGCACATAGCTCATCTTCAAGATCATGGAAATCACCCACATGGCGCACCTTTCCTTGATCGTAAAGCGCCGAGAATGGCTCAGCCCGGACAACTTTCCCGCGTGATGCTGTGACCTGCTTATAAGGTGTGCGCGGTCTAGCTGTTTGGATGACATGCTTAACCATTGCTCCACCGTAATTAATTTCACCTACGATAACGTCAGCTTGATGGCGGTCATAAGCATCCGTAGCAACACGCCCCCATGTGGAAGGGCCTGCTTTCACCGTGCAGTCTTCCAGCACATACGCATTCCCATCCGATCCAAGGCCAGCCACGATAATGCCAATAGCATCATTGTCTGCGTTGTCTACATCGTCAGAGCCAGACGGATCCACCGCGACAACCAGCCTAATCAGGTCTGGCATTGTTGTACTATCGGTAACGCGCCACTTGTCCATTGTTTCATCATGGAATAGCGCGTTCGGGTTAGCGTCAGCAAACTCCCCTTTGAGGAAGCGCTTTTGCAGGCGTGGAGAGAGATTTTTCAGCGTATCCAGATACCCAGCCGACAAGTTCTCAGCATTGTCGATAGGATTGATCTGGAAATAGACATAGTCATTCGGGTTTGAGATCGGCTTCTTAGTCTCTGGATCGCGCTTCTCAATGAATTGCATATACGACCAATGCACCTTTGATGGTGGGTTACAGTCGTAGTACATGCGTGGCTTTAGGTCTGTTGGCTGACGGCCTGTAATGATCTGCTGTGCCTTCTGAGCCAGGCGAGTCACCGCCACCCCGACAGAGCCCCACGGAATCTGGCTAGACTCGTTCAGGTAAATCGTCACAAATTCCATGCCAAGAATCTTCTCGGTGCGCTCTTTGTCATCCAGCCCACCGAACCAGATCTGGCTGCCGTTCTCAAACTCAGCAAACCAGTCTGTCTTGTTCATGTTGGACTTCACCCCAGTGAAGGCAATCTTCATCACCTTTGGGAAAGTATCCATGACCACAGAGTTCTTCACCGCATTGAACCTGAAACGTAAGATGACATGACGAGACCCCGGCGCTTTCAAAGCCCGGAGAATCACGTTGCGCACTAAGAGGAATGTTTTGCCGCTTCGACTTCCGCCGAATAGCATGATGTGAGTTGCATCAGACGCAAGCTTCTCTTGCGCCTCTGCCTGCTTTGGGTTGAGCTTAAATCCGCTCATCTACTGCAGATGCAACGATTTGGACAGGTCCACCGCCTTCCCCTGTGTGCTCAATACGAGCTTGCTTAGGGATATGGTACTCAATCGCCTTCAAATACAGATCGGCCGCTTTGGCCGGATCTGGCTTTACCCCATTTTCAGGGTCCCCGTCAGCCGTCGCCTGAAGCCATTCCTGAAGCTTTGAGACGTTTGCCTCTGCGAACATAGCTATAGCAGCACGGACGTCTTGCGTGGCCTTGTTGGGCGTTCCTTTCACCCTGCCGCCGAACTTTTCACCCTTCGGCATTTTCCACACCATTATTTACTACAATAGTTTCTTGCTTATCGTCAACAACATTGATAGCAACCCCTGGCCCAGGCGCATCCCAAACATTTCCTTTTGCACAGAAATGTTTTTCCCCATCTAGCTTACAACGTAATGATTCTGCGTCATCTTTGGTGATAACTACGCGTTGCTCTTTCAAAGGGATTTTATTATCACGTTGGATCTTCAGCTGCGCCAACATTTCTTTCACTACATCATCTGCTGTTTTGACTGACATAATTGCCTCTCGCGATTGAGTATTTCGCCTTTATTTCCTCATATCAACATTTAACGTTATGTAAAATGTCGTGCCTGACTAATTCTACAACATTGCTTTCAAATAAGCTTTATTGGGATTTGGACTGTGTGTTCGGGGAAGCCCTTTTGCAGCATTCTTTCCCGCGATAGGTGACGCCGCCACAGGAAAGC